CGGCGGCAAGTAGTTTTGACGACGAGGATGCAGTTGCAACAGCAAGTGTTCCGGTGGCTGCCAAGCCAACGACTCAAAAAGCCGAAGATATTTTGGCCATGATTCGTAGCCGTCAAAAACAGTAAATTATTGTGAAAACGCAGGGGATAACTTCCCCTGCTTTCTTATGTTTTCTTACTTAGACCCCCTTATTTTTCCTGACGAATGTCGGATACTACAAGTGTCTGTAGATCGTTATGTGTATCCTATATTCAAAAATGGCTCTAGCAGTTTGAAAAAAACTGGTTATAGAGAAATTGAACCTAGAGAATTGATTGATCTTGAAGTAGTAGACGTATTTTTAAGAGACCCACTTGACCGGTATGTCAGTGGAGTTCAAACTTATTTGTTACATCAGGAAAATAGGTTTGATCGCAATACAATATTACACCTAATTGATCAGTACTTGTTTTTAAATCGTCATTTTTGTTTGCAGTTCCATTGGTTGGCCAACTTGGCCAGACATACACCAGCTCGTATACATATTTGTTCAATGAAAGAATTTGATCAAGTCACAGATTTGCAGTGGAATGTGTTGACTCGTGATATGGATCTAACCAACAGATTTGGTTGCAATAAAAAATTACAATTTTATTTAGAACTGGATCGTATTTTGATTGACCAGTTCATGGGACAAACAACACAGTTCAAAGACATTGTTGCACATATTCTCCACCAACATCCTATACTGTACAATGAAATATTAGGAAGAAGCCAAATTTTATGCAGTGTCCTAGATTAGATCATTTTGTAAGATTTAACTCCAACGGCACCGTGAGTCGATGTGGACACATGGTCAATGCTCCACAGTTTGATACCCTAGCCGATATGGAGTCCAGTATCTGGTTGGCCAAGACTCGAGAAAAAATGTCTGCCGACAAGTGGCCCGCAGAATGTGTGCGTTGCCAAGAAACCGAGCCCAACAGCATTAGACAGTATGCCATTGATCTAAACAATGATACCAATCAATCCGACTATCTACAAGTGGGTGGAGTGCTGGACAATGTTTGTAATGCAGCCTGTCTTACCTGCAACGAAACATTGAGTACCAGAATAGGTAGTTTAAACGGTTCTGGATTTCCGATATACAACAATCTTGAAAGATTCTGGGCTCTACCTCAGCATCGTATTATACATTTAGACATCAATGGTGGGGAACCCAGTTATAGCAAAAACTACAAACGTCTATTGGCCAACTTGCCACCAAATCTCAAAACTTTACGGCTCAACACAAATTGTAGCACAGTATTGACCGAGCTGATTGGTATAGTCAATCGTGGCATTGAAGTCACGGTCACTGTCAGTTGTGATGGTATAGGTCCGGTCCATGACTTGGTACGTTGGCCTATACCCTGGCAAGATTTTTATCGCAATCTAATGACATACAAAACCATGCCAGTTCGATTAAATTTATGGACCACAGTCAGTGTATTAAATGTGGATGATCTTCCTAACATTCAAAAGTTCGCTCAGGAGCATGGAATTGATCACAGTTATGCTTATTTGAAAACTCCTGTTGAGTTAAGTATTGATAATACCAATAGTGAATCTGAGCTGGCATACATACGCAAACAAAAACAATTGAGAGGTATTGCGTGAAATGTTATGTGCAACTGAAATGTGAAAATATGCCGGTGATCAGTCAAGGCATTTATAAATTTTTACAGACCCAAACCAATGTTTTAATATTGAGTCAGCCTGGGTGGCATTTTGTTGATTGTTCAAAACTGTTAAAATCTGTTCCAGAGTTGGCTGAATATTTTCAAGAATTAAAATTGTATCCAAGACATTCGGCTGTAACTATCGTCAAGGATGACCGCAGCTTACCTTTACATGTAGACGAACTTCCGGTTGTAGCCAAGATCAATATGCCAGTTTTGAATACCAAAGGGTGGAGCAACCGTTGGTTCGACGGTGATCAACTGATAGATGAACTAGTGGATCAAGAACAACCTATTGTTTTTAATTCACAAATATCACACTGTGTGGTGCAAGTTAGTGAAGTGCAAGTTCCTAGGATCGTGGCCAGTTTTACATTTCATAACGAACCATTGGAGTTATTGAAATGAAAATAGCAATCACTGGACATACTGCTGGGATAGGTCAAGCACTGGCTAGAGAATATAGTCATAACGGTCACGAGATTGTCGGATTAAGCAAGCGTGAAGGAAACAATATTCGCAATACGCCTAAAATCTGCGATCAAATTGAGCCATGTGATGTATTTGTTAACAACGCACAGGCTGGATACGCACAGACAGAATTGTTGTTTGAAATGGCCCAGCGTTGGCAAGGGACAAAAAAACACATTATCGTCGTCAGCACTATGATGACACAGGATCCGGTATCATGTTTACCGGGACTGGAAATGGATCAATATCGCATACAAAAAGTCGCACTAGAGGAAAGTGTCAAGCAAATCAGAAATCGTAGACTACAAATCAAATTGATCATTGTGCGTCCCGGAAACATAGCCACTAACACAGATAAAACTGTTCCACCTGCGGCTGATGTTGACAATTGGGCACGTACTTTGATAAAGATTTTAGACACGGCAGAAAAAAATAATTTAAGTATTTCAGATATCAGTTTAGGGCCGGCATGACTCCCAAAGACATATTAACCAATCGAAATTTTTGCCCCATGCCTTGGGCCGGTTTGATGTACAATATGGACGGAAAAGTCAAAAACTGTATCCGAAGTGCAGGATCAATCGGCGATCTCAAACAAAATTCCATACAAGAAATACTACATGGTCCTGTCAATCTTGACACGCAACAACGCATGTTGGCAAAACAGCCTGGTCAAAACTGCCATACCTGTTATGACCTGGAAGGTGACAAAACTGGATTTGATATCATCAGTGACAGGATATTCTACATACGCGAACTCAAACATGTGCCCTTAGATACCTATCAACACAATCAGCATGAACTAAACACCATAGATGTGCGTTGGACCAATTTATGTAATTTTGCTTGTGTGTATTGCGGTCCTGAATTTAGTAGTAGTTGGGCCGACGAATTAGAAACCAAAATTACCAAACCAGATAATGTTCGATTCAACGACTTCAAACGCTACATATTTGATCATGCTGCAACACTCAAGCACGTTTATCTAGCTGGTGGTGAACCTTTATTGATGAAAGAAAACATAGAGTTGTTAGATTTGTTACAGAAGGTCAATCCCGGGGTGAATCTAAGGATAAACACCAATCTAAGTAAAACAAACACACAGGTATTTGACCGTATCTGTGAATTTAAGAATGTTCACTGGACGGTAAGTGTAGAAACCATGGCCGATGAATTTGAATACATCAGATATGGCGGATCCTGGACAGATTTTTTGGAAAATCTTCTGACCATACAGAAATTGAATCACAAAATTAGTTTCAATATGTTGTGGTTGCTTTTGAATTATCGATCTGTGTTCACCTGTGTAGATTATTTGAACAGCCTGGGATTTCACAACAATAGTTTCATAATCGGAGCATTGCTTACTCCAGAATATCTAAATATTAGACATTTACCAGATTGTATGCTACAATTAATCAAACAAGAACTGCAGGATCGAATTGATCAAGGTCCTGGGTATCTACTAGAAGATAGTTATCGTAATCTGTTAAGATACATAACTCAACCATTTAAAAAGGACTTATCTTTAGCATTTACACAGATAAAAAAATTAGATCAAAGACGAGGATTAGATAGTAGCAAGATCTTCACAGAATTATACACTTTTAGAGAAGGAAATTAAACATGGGAAAACCATTTGACGTTTCAAAGTTTCGCAAGGAAATTACAAAAAGCATCGAAGGACTCAGTGTGGGATTCAATGATCCTACGGATTGGATCAGTACAGGTAACTTTGCACTCAACTATCTAATCTCGGGTGACTTCAACAAAGGCATCCCCTTGGGTAAGGTCACTGTGTTTGCTGGCGACTCGGGCGCAGGTAAAAGTTATATTTGCTCAGGCAACATTGCCAAGCACGCACAACAACAAGGTATTTTTGTGGTGTTGATTGATTCAGAGAATGCACTCGATGAAGACTGGCTCAAGGCCCTTGGCGTGGACACCAGCGAAAGCAAACTGCTTAAACTCAGCATGAGCATGATTGACGATGTGGCCAAGACCATTAGCACATTTATGGCCGACTATAAAGCACTACCAGATGGCGAGCGTCCCAAGGTCATGTTTATCATTGATTCGTTGGGCATGCTATTAACACCCACAGACGTCAATCAGTTTGACGCCGGTGAAATGAAAGGTGACCTGGGTCGTAAACCCAAGGCACTTACTGCGCTTGTTCGCAACTGCGTCAACATGTTTGGTAGCTACAACGTAGGACTTGTATGTACCAATCACACCTATGCCAGTCAAGACATGTTTGACCCTGACGACAAGATCTCCGGCGGCCAAGGTTTTATCTATGCGAGCAGTATTGTAGTAGCCATGAAGAAAATGAAACTCAAAGAAGACGAAGATGGCAATAAGATTTCAGAAGTCATGGGTATCCGTGCCGGTTGTAAAGTTATGAAAACACGCTATGCCAAGCCGTTTGAAGGAGTGCAGGTCAAGATTCCTTATGAAACAGGTATGAATCCCTACAGCGGACTGACAGACCTGGCCGAAAAGAAAGGCCTGTTAAAGAAAGATGGCAATCGTTTGATGTTTGTGACCAGCGATGGTGAAATTATCAAACAGTTCCGTAAAGCCTGGGAATCAAATGAAGATGGTTGCTTAGATAAAGTAATGGTAGACTTTGTAAATCAACGCGAAACGGTAAGTACTGAAGAAACAGCCACGGAGGAATAAGAATGTCAGTAGAATTAAGTCGAGAAATTTGGGACGAAATCAAGCGTTATGTAAATGTTGTGGATCGCAATGAAGCTGCAGAAACCTTGGTATCAGTACTGATTGACAACGATGTAGCAGCCGACGAGATCAAAGAAACTTTCAAAAGCGACGGTGATGTAAAGCGTGCCCTTGCACATTATCTCAAGGATTTAGAAGATGATGACGAAGAAGATTTCCAAGACGACAACGACGGTGATGACGAGGATTACTAATGTGGTATAGCAAGGTCGTAGCCAACCTTGGTGCTATTCCAGATTTTATAGCACACTACGAAACCGAGCTGGAATCAGCCAAGGCTGAATGCCGCATTGGCGGCCTGGTGGAAAAAAACATCACAGCATTGCCTGGCATCACTGAACATAGATTCAATCAGCTACAAGAAATAGAAGCTGTGTTAAACTATCTCAACATACAACTGCGCAAGATCCGTCGCAGACATTTTCAAAAATACCTGGAAGGTTATGCTAGAGCCCTGACCAGTAGAGATGCTGAAAAATATGTGGACGGCGAAGATGAAGTCATCGACTTTGAAACCATAATCAATGAAGTGGCCCTGCTACGCAATCGTTGGCTGGGTATCATGAAAGGTCTGGATACCAAACAGTGGCAGATGGGTCATGTGGTACGTCTACGCACTGCTGGTATGGAAGACATCACAGTTTAATGAGGAGCTTATGAAAGTAGGAATTGTTGGATATGGATGGGTAGGCAAGGCCACTCATCTTTTGTTTCCAAATGCACACATACATGATATCTACATTGAAGAATTTCAAAATCCATTGCCACCGTGTGACATAACATTCTTGGCAGTGCCCACTCCATGGAACGGAGAAAAACTAGATTGCAGTCAAGTTGAACGTGCCATAGCTCACTGTGACACAGAATTGATTGTGATCAGATCGGCTACCTCGCCTGGATTTGCCGACACCATGGCCAAAAAATATCACAAACGCATTGTTGTACAGCCTGAATACCTCGGAGAAACTCCATCACATCCTATGTTGGCCATGAAAGAACGGCAGTTCATGATCCTGGGCGGCAATCCATTGGACCGCCGAGCAGTGATTGACTGCTATGCCACAGTGTACAATGCCAATGTCACAATCAGACAAGTGACCAATCTAGAAGCAGAGATAATCAAACTCAGTGAAAACCGTGCTATTTTTTACAAAGTTTTACAGTGCCAAGAATTGTACGATGCCTGTGAAGCAGCCGGAGTAGACTATTACACCATAAGAGATGCTGTGTACGGAGATGATCCTAGAATGAATCTCTGGTGGACATTTGTTTATCCCAACAAGCGTGGTGTGAATTCCAAGTGTCTTCCCAAGGATGTTTATGCCTGGGCCGCCTGGGCCGAATCCACAGGAATTGATCCAGCAGCCACTAGATCCTTGTTGGAATACAACAAAACGTTGGCCGATGATTGATGCGAGCTGTTCACATACTGTGTGATGGCGGGTTAGGCAATCGACTCAGTGGTCTAGTGGGTGGACTGATTGTGGCACGCCAATACGGGCTGACCCCGGTGATTGACTGGCCCGAAAACAACTGGTGTGGTTGCAGTTTCCACGACTTGTTTGACACCACAACTTGGACTGTGACCAATCACAATGTGTTTCAAGTGTTTGAACACAATCTCAGCAATGTTTTTATCATACACGAAAATCAAACACACTTCAAACCGGATCGGTGCTATGCTCACAGTCCTGATTCTGTGCGCCAGGCTATAGCTCAATCCGGCGACTTGGTTTACTACCACAACAAGGTTCCTGCTTACTTCTCGCAAGATCAGATTGTGCAAGAACTCAAACAGTTGAAGATCAACAAACATGTGGTCAATTGTGTGCAAGAGTTTTGCCAACACAATCACATAGACAACACCGTGGCTGGTCTGCATTTGAGAAAAACAGAAAACTTCAATCTCAATGAGGAATCTTTGTACGAGCAGGTGTTGACCACACCTACACAGCGTTATTTTGTTTGTTCTGACGATCAGGTCACACAAGAACGATTTGCTCAATTACCAAATGTGTGTGCTTGGCCCAAAACTAGTTATGTAGGGAAACTCATATCCGGTGACTGGTATTAGACTACCACAGACACT